AATGTTTGATTGGCTGAATGAAATATCATTTATAAAAACACCATCAGATCAATTTACTGATACGGATTGGAAACTATTTAATTCATATTTAATTCACCGTTATCTTAGTATGTCGTCTGAATACTGTGTATTAGTAAATGAAGTACAAGCTATACCCAATCTATCAATAGAACAAGTATATAATATTTACTTATCATTATTACCAAAAGCTAAAAAGTATTTTAAATATACTAAAGCAGCAACCGAGAAGATAGATAAGGATAAAGTTTCTAAATTATCTTTATTATTGCAAATATCTCAAAGAGAAGCAAACGATTATCTTACTTTATTAAGTAACGATCAATTTCAAGACATATTAAACAGTTATGGCCAAAACACAGATACCCGCCCTACTAAAGGAAATAAAAAACAAAGCGGTAAGAGAAATAAACTACCAAAATGATAAAACAATATCATATTCTCAGTTTTCTATCTATGCTAAATGTCCATTTCGTTGGGGTCTAGAATATAGAGAAGGGTATCGTGATTTTCAACCTTCGATGGCTGCTGTTTTCGGAACATCAGTTCACGTTGCAATGCAACATTATATTCAAGTTATGTTTGATAAATCTGGAGCCGAAGCTGATAGAATCGATATCGAATCATTCTTTCAACAGACATTCTCAGACGAGTATAAGAAAACACTAAACGATAATAAAGGTATTCATTTCTCATCAGCATCCGAAATGCGTGAATATTATGAAGATGGATTAGCTATTATCGATTACTTTAAAAAGAATAAAGGCGAATACTTCAGTACTAGAAAATGGGATCTAGTTGGAATTGAGATGCCACTAGTACAGCCCATTGATCCTAACCACCCAAATGTTTATTTAAAAGGATATATTGACTTTGTATTATATAACGAGAATACAAATAAAATTAAAATATTCGATATTAAAACATCTAAAATGGGGTGGAAGGATAAGGAAAAGAAGGACGAATTAAAAATGCAACAAATTATCCTATACAAGGAATATTTTGGACGCCAGTATAATATCGATCCAGAACAAATCGATGTTGAATTCTCCATTGTTAAACGTAAATTATATGAGAATTTAGACTTCCCTCAAAAACGCATCCAATTACTCGAACCAGCATCAGGTAAAGGTAAACGTAATAAAGCTATATCCGATATCACCAACTTTATTAATTCAGTATTCAACCCAGACGGTACCTATAAAAAGGATGAATTAATTAAAAATGTATCTAAAGAATCATGTCAGTGGTGTCCATTTAAAGACAATAAAGAACTATGTAATAAAGATTCGTCTTTCTAATTCTGTTATATATTTATATACAAATATAATAATATACAAAAATGGGAAAAAATGAACAACTAGTCTTAACAAGTGTAAAAGTACACGGAGACATATTTGAGGAATTTAAAATGGCCTCTATAAAAAACAAATTTAATTTACAGAAGTTAATGAATAGAGCAATGCATTTGTATTTAAACAATGATGAATTTAGATCTCAAATTCACAATCACAATGCATTAGTATTATCAGGAAGTTTATAAACAATTTAAAAATCAGTTATGCAAAATTACATTCCTAAAGATCAAAGGAAAAAAATTCTATTACTATGTGACGACATTCGATTTACCTCTGGCATAGCAACTATGGCTAGAGAAATCGTTGTTGGTACATCACATCATTTTAATTGGGTAAATGTTGGAGGTGCTATTAATCACCCAGAAAAGGGTAATCGATTAGATTTATCACAAGATACTAATAAAACAATGGGTATTGAAGATACATCTGTGTTTTTATACCCAACAGATGGATATGGCTCTATTGAATTGATACGCCAATTGATGGATATTGAAAAACCAGATGCAATTATGTTATTTACAGATCCTCGTTATTGGGTTTGGTTATTTCAACATGAACGTGAAATCCGTCAACAAATTCCAATTATCTATTTAAATATTTGGGATGATCTACCTTATCCACTTTATAATAAACCATACTATGAATCGTGTGATACATTATTTGCTATCTCAAAGCAAACCGAAAATATTAATCATGTAGTATTAGGTGATGTAGCTAATAATAAACTAATTAAATACGTTCCTCACGGAATTAATGAAAAACAATTTTATCCGTTAGATCTAACAACAGATGATTTTAAAGCATTTAAAAAACAAGCATTTGGAGATAAAGAATATAATTTTGTTATATTCCACAATGCACGTAATTTAAGACGTAAATCAACATCAGATTTAATTTTAGCCTTTAAAATATTTTTAGATACATTACCAAAACAACAAGCAGATAAATGTGCTTTAATTATGCATACAGACGCGGTTGATGATAATGGTACTGATTTGCCTAAAGTGATTGAAATGTTAATGGGTGATAAACAACAAAATGTGTTTATCTCTAATCAAAAAATTAATACAGAACAGTTAAACAAGTATTATAACTTAGCCGATATTACAGCATTGATATCATCGAATGAAGGTTGGGGATTATCGCTTACCGAATCAATGATGGCAGGTACTCCAATTTTAGCTAATGTAACCGGTGGAATGCAGGATCAAATGCGATTTGAAGATGAAAATGGTAATTGGATTAAATTCAATGAAAAATTTGGATCAAACCATTTAGGTAAGTATAAAAAACATGGTAAATGGGCATTCCCAGTATTTCCAAGTAATATTTCATTAATCGGATCGCCTCCAACTCCATACATCTTTGATGATAGATGTGATTTTAGAGATGTCGCTTCTCAATTATTAGATGCGTATGCTTTAAAAATGGAAGATGCTAATGAATATAATAAGTTAGGTAAATTAGCTCGCGAATGGGTAACATCTGATGAATCCATGATGACAGCTAAAAACATGTGCATAAATGTTATTGATGGTATTGATGAAACATTCAAAACATGGACTCCACGTACATTATTTGATCTAATTAAAATCGAAGATTATAAACCAAATTACTTAAAATACCCAGTAGCAGAACATGAATAAACCGTTATGTATAGTAAGCTCACCTGTAGACACATTTTCAGGATATGGAGCACGTTCAAGAGATTTTATTAAATCATTAATTAAAGTAAAAGGAGACGAGTGGGATATTAGATTATTATCTCAACGTTGGGGATCTACTCCATTTGGGTTTTTAGATAGTAATATTGAAGAAGAAGCTGATTTAAAATCACGTATTATTCCTCAAATGATAACTCAACCTGATGTCTGGTTTCAGATTACAGTACCAAACGAATTTCAACCAGTAGCTAAACATTTGAATATTGGTGTTACCGCAGGTATTGAAACTACAATTTGTGATGCAAGTTGGATTGAAGGATGTAATAGAATGAATTTAATTTTAGTATCATCAAAACATGCTAAAGATGTATTTGAAAATTCTAAATTCGAGCAACGAGATCAAACTACTAATAAAGTAATATCTCAAATCGAATTAACAACTCCTATTGAAGTATTATTTGAAGGTGCTGATTTAAATAAATATTTTAAACAAAACCCACCACAAACTGATTTAATACAGCAAATATCTAAAATTAAAGAAGATTTTTGTTTTCTATTTGTAGGTCACTGGTTACAAGGTGAATTTGGTGAAGATAGAAAAAATGTTGGATATATGATTAAAGTATTTTTAGAAATATTTAAAAACAAAATTAATGCTCCTGCTTTAATTATGAAAACCAACTCAGCTACAACTTCTATTATGGATCGTAATCAAATGCTAGAAAAAATAGAAGCTATTCGTAAAACAGTAAAAGGTCGTACACCAAACATTTACTTATTACATGGTGATTTAGAAGATGAAGACATTAATGATTTATACAATCATCCTAAAATAAAATCAATGATCTCATTTACTAAAGGTGAAGGATTTGGTCGTCCGTTGCTTGAATTCACATTATCGGAAAAACCAGTAGTTGCTTCAGGTTGGTCTGGTCATATTGATTTCTTAGATAAAGAAGCATCAGTTTTAATAGGTGGAGAGTTAAAACCGATTCATCCATCCGCAGTAGTACCAAATATGTTAATAGCAGATTCACAATGGTTTACTCCAAATGATGGACAAGTAGGTCATGCTTTAAAAGAAATATTTGAAAATTATAAATCATTTCTTCCAGGTGCTAAAAAACAAGCTAGTATATCTAAAAATAAATTTTCATTCGAAAAAATGACTGAATTATTAAGTCAAATTTTAAATGAAAAAACACAACCGATTCCAAAATTTATTCCTTTGACTTTACCTAAATTAAATAAAATTGAGTTACCTAAACTGAAAAAATTATAAAATGGAAGAAATGCACGATTGCCCTATCTGTGGAATTGAATCAAGTATATTTGATGTAAAAATGTCTGGAGTTAACACTCAAATTTGTCAAAGTTGTGGGTTCCAAACTAATAAAGGAATGATTGATGGTTCTGATGTGGAAAAATCAATATTTGAATCACAACCCGAATTATTCAAAGACTTAAAGCTAGTAGATGATAATGGATTCGCATGGTACCCAACAGTATTAAATGAAGTTAATCAAGCTATGTTATTCCCAGATGGAAAAAATGCTGATAATTGGGGGTGGAGAGTAGCTAAGTATATCCCAGTTGGAGAAAATGATAAAATACTAGTTGGCCAAACCCATAAACTAGATATAGCCAATTCGGTTTTATACCCTAATATAATGTTTTCAGCTGCACTATATGCTTATTCAACTTTAATTAATAATAACGATGAAGTTTAGTTTTGCAATTCCCGTTTGTAATGAATTAAATGAACTGCAAGCATTAATTTCAAATATAATAGAACACAAGCAAGAACAGGATGAGATAATCATCCTGTTTGATCAAGATAATGGTACTAAACAAGTAGAAGAACATTTACGATCATTAACAGTTGCTTCTAAAGGTATTGCTTGGTATCCTGTTTCATTAAATAATGATTTCGCTTCATTTAAAAACAATTTCTTAAAATATTGTACAGGCGATTACATTGTTCAAATTGATGCTGATGAATTACCATCAGATGAATTTTGGGTATATTTACCTGCTTTATTT